GTTTGCAAAAATTGAACCACCACCAGCCATACCTATCTTATTTCTTGAAACTTCCTCTTTGAAATCAGTAGTATACGTTTTAAACTCGGTATCACCTTCCATTTTGTACTTAAATGTCTTTCCTGGACCTAAAGCTTTTCTAGCTTTTTTAAATGCAGCATCAAAGTTTTCTTCTTTTGTAACACCTTTTGGTATACCAGGGATAATGGTATTTGGCTGCGTTGTACCAAAAAATTTATCTAATATAAATGCAGTCCTCTGTTGAACATCAGGTATATAATCAAAAAAAGTACCACTTAGTAAACCTTCAGGCTGATATTCTGTAAATGATTTTTTAGCAGGATCACCACCTTCTTGCATTTTAACTACACCACCTTCAGCAAAACCTACATCAAATGTAGGAGCACCACCATATGTTTGTTGTGCTAAGTCTGGTCTTATAGTATCTCTTATTTCTTTCATACCACCTGCTTCTTTTTCTAGAGCTCTTTCAGTAGCTTTACCAAAAGTAGTAGCTAACGCTAAAAGCCCTGGATCAAAACCAAAAGCATCTTCAAAACCCTTTCTAAAGGAACCTATACCGGACCCTAGATTGCTAAGGAAGTTGCCAAATCCACCAGAGGAGCTAGACCCTGGCCCTGGTCCCATTGGCCCAGAAGTGGGTTGTGTTAATCCAAATAAGCTACCAATGCCTTGTCTAATACCTTTTGCTCCACCTAATATTCCCGAACCTATGTTCCCTAAAGCGCTTACTATACCAGAGGAACCGGGTATAAGTGATGTAATACCAGAACCTAGGGCTGTACCTGCTCCAGATAAAAATGAGCTTAATGGACCACCTATTCCAGGTATTAATAAACCTAAGCCTAATGGTGCTACTTTTCCTAACACTCTTTTCAAACCACCAAAAAGGCTACTTGCACCTTTTTTAAGTTTTTTAAATAAAGGTTTGATAAAAAATTCTTGTAGGCCTGTTTGTGGGTTTACAGACGCTAATTGTGATCCAACTGTAACTTCGTCCAAAGAGGTATTTTCTTTAGCTAGTTCCGCTCTGATAGCTTGTACCAAAGAAGGATTTTTATTAAGTATGTTGGGCGGTATTACTACTTCGCCTTTGGTTGCATGTATTAGTTCAGTATCACCAAACCGTCCTGCGTTCGCTAATGATTGTATGCCATCTCTATTCATAACTTTTCCTTATTCTACCACCTATTATTAGGCTACTTCAATAAATTACTTATTCTCCTTTAATTCTTTTATTTCTGCTTTGAGATCAGCAATAACGGCTAATAAATCTTTATAGCCGTCCATATCCTCTAATCCTTTAGGGGTATGTGAGTCTTTTTCTAACCTTTCTATCTGTTCTTGTTGTTCTTGTACGGCTTTTAATAAAGGTGTGACTAGTTTGGTATAGTCCATTTGATAGTATCCATCTGCATTTTTTGTAACTGCATTTGGGATATACTTCATAACTTCTTGAGCTAACAAACCTTGGTCTCTTTGACCAGTTGCTACCCATTTAAAATCTACAGGATTTAAAGCTTGAACAATACTTAAGCCTTCTGCATGACCTGTAACTTCTTTGAGTCTAGCATCTGAAGATGTGTTAAAAGCGGTTGCTGAACCCGTACATTTTATGCTACCAACCTCAGTATTACTGCTATTTAAAAAAGCGTAGTGTGGTCTGCTAGTACTACTTGCTGAACCTGTGTGTTTGCTAATTACTGCTGCTCTATCATCTGTCGAAGCAAACTCAAACATAGCAGTATTTGAAGAGCTACCTGAGTTTTTGACTTTTAGATTTTCACCAAATGTCCTTGATGTATCTCCTATTAACAAAGCGCCATTAGAAGCTAATCGCATTTTTTCATTTGTACTAAACTTAAACTGTATGACAGAATCATCTAAGACAATATTTGGTGATCCACCAAAACCAACTAATGTCAGGCTTTCATCATCATCTGCAACACTACCCACTCTAAAACCACTACTGTATTCAATTAAATCAAGCGAGTTTATCAAGTATTTGCCTGAAGATGGTACAGATACACTACCGCCAAAATTAGCGGCATTTGAACTTCTATTTAGATCTAAAATAGTTGTAGAACCATCAAAAAAGCTGAAGTTCTCACTTCCTGCACCAGTCATACCTATACGAAATATCTGATTATCACTTTCATCAGTAAAAGCCATTTGTGCTCGACCAGAACTAGAACTACGTTTTATGGTTAAGGCTGTTGCTGTAGTGCTTGAGGCTTTTATTCTTGTATCACCTACAACATCTAACTGAACTGCTGGGCTGGTTGTCCCTAGCCCCAAGCGGCCTGCTGAAGTAAGCCGCATTTTTTCTGTTGTTGCCCCTGACCCATCAGATGTAGTACCAAATATTAATCTACTTGGCGCATCACCATCCGCTACTGTTGCTTCTGCTTGATAGCCGATAAAAGCCATTTCCTCGAAGTCAGTACCATCGAAGCCATTCATCCTTATAATGCCACCCTGATCCGCAGGTAGAGCAGAACTTGTACTGCTGTTGTCTCTTGCTCTTAGTTCTAATAAATTAGCAGTACCATCTCTTTGTCCTTCTATAACTACCGAACCATTAGGTGAAGCAGGGTTGCTTGTATCTATGACGTGTAGCTTCTGAGCAGGACTAGTTGTGCCAATTCCAATATTGCCACCATTAGGGTTTAGAGCTAAATTCCTAAAAGCTACACCCTGCTCAACTGCTTGTATTTGACCATAATCAGAAGAATGAAAACCAAGTATTAGTTGTTCATTAGTGTTTGATGCTCTTTTGATGACAAGTTGTTCATTACCGCCATCTGTTTGTATAGTGGTAACACCTGCAAAAGTAGCATTACTGTTACTACCTAGAGTTAAAACTGGTGTACCTTCACTTGTTGCTGTCGTGCTTGAAGATTTAGATATAAATAAATCTCTGTCATTACCAAAAACTATATGGGTATCTTTCCCTGACCCTGCTCCACTTAGAAATAAAGTGCCATCATCATCGGATGAGATAGCTGCAATTATTTTATCGCCTGATCCTGATGCTGTTATATCACCTACAACATCTAATTTAGAAGAAGGACTGTTTGTGTTGATACCAACATTCCTGTTAGTACCATCAATAAACATAGCAAGAGCATTTCCTATATTAAATTGTTGATAATTAAAAGTATCTATTACTAAAGGTTTAGATTGCCAAGTTTCTAAAAGAGCTATATTACTACTTGTGTTATAAGATAAAGTAACACCAGCTTCACCTGTGTGTCCTGTGCTTCTATTAGTTGCTTTTATAGAACCAGCAACTTCTAGTTTGGCTAAAGGTGAAGTATCTCCAATCCCAAAATTGAAACTATTATTGATAAAAGAATTATCATTTTGATTTAAATTAATTTTAACTGCACCTGAGTGGTAAAGTTGGAAATTATTAGCATCAGCAAATTCTGCAACTTTAGTTCCTGAGTTATAAAATACTAAACCACCAAAAGAATCAGTACCAATTTGATATGATTCACCACCACTATTTTCTTCAATTTGCAAAGCATACCCAGAACTATTTGTTTTAACATGAAGTGGTGTATTAGGCGAGGTTGTGCCGATACCTAGGTTGCCTGATGTATCAAACCTAGCGCTTTCAAATGCTCCACTTGTGTTTTCTTTAGAAAAGACCAACGCACCTGTTGATGTGTTATTACCAGATGATATTGTCATTACGCCGTTATCGTGTGTGATTTTAGCCGTACTAGAAGTAGAGTTAGAATCTCTTAGTAAAATTTGCGGCGTAGATTGTCCGTTAGCGGTAGATTCGATAGTGCCCTCTACATCTAATTTAGAAGAAGGACTGGTTGTGCCGATACCTACGTTGTCACCATAAGGATTCAATAGTAAAGGATCAGTTGTGCCATTAGATCGACCCGCTTGAATAGCACAAGCATCTGTCGAAGAGTTAGCGTAACCCATATACAAACCATATTCATTAGAATGGTTTACAACAGACCTTAAGGTAGCGTTAGATATAAAAGCACTAAAGTCAGATGGTGTTGATGTGCTGCCACCTTTAACGTGTAGAGCGGAACTAGGACTGCTTGTGCCTATACCTACATCTCCACCATTAAAGTAACTATCACCTGCTGTAGCTATTTGTACTGTTTGTGTAGCTGAAGCGTTTTTAAGGAATAGTGATAAACCTACCGAACCTGATTGGAAGAAACCGCCCCCATCAGTACCGTCGTTATAATCTAAATTTACTAGATAACTACCTGAAGAACCGCTTACTATATTTAACTTACCTGTTGGACTGGTTGTGCCGATACCAACATTGCCTGAACTGTCTATAGTTTGAACTATTTGATCGTTGGTTCTAAATGACATGCTGTTAGCAGTATGGTCGTAAAATATTTCACCACTATTAGGATCAGAATTATCACCAAAAGCGAGTACCCCGTAGCGTTTACCATTACCCCTAAGTGTTATACCCACGCCATCATCTGCTGAGTTACCACCTAAAACAACCAAATCTTCAGCAAAACTATAACCTTGTCCATCAGGGTCAGTAGTATTAATACCTACTTTGCCTGTAGCTGTAAGCTGTGCTGCAAAGGTGGCACTTTGATCTGACCCTAAAGTTAAAGCTGTTGCAGTTGAACCATTTCCACCTGTACTAAAAATTAAGGCATCACCACCCATAATTCTTGAATCAAAATCATCAGAGGTAGAATTTTTAAAATCTATAAATGGGCCACCAGCACTTCTAGTAATTTCTAATGCTCCATTAGTGACTGCAAGTAAGACTTGGTTTGAACCTGAAGTTAGAGTTATGTCACCAGTACCAGCATAAGTACCGATATTGGTGAGGTTTCTTGAAGCTGTAATTACTTCGCTACCTGCGACTTCTACTGCCCCTGTTGAATTTACTCTAAAGTAATGACCTGAAGCATTTTCACATCTAATTGCATAACCACTATCTTTTCTTATGTCTAGCCTTGCAGAAGCAGTTGTGTTTCCTATAGATAAATTTCCATCACTATCCAGTCTCATTTTTTCAGAACCTTCAAAGAAAAATCCTAAATCTGAATCATCTGTTCCTTGTCTTATTCCAGCAATATGAATATCTGCATCATTATTTCTAAGATGCAACATAGCCATAGTGCCATTTGTACTGCTGGTATTTTCAATTCTGATACCCTCACTACCCCAAGCACCACCAGAACCACCAGAGAAAGAAGTATCTGTATTTGCAAACTCAACATGAAATTTTTGATCTGGTGCATTTGTACCTATACCCAAGTTACCAGAGGCATCAAATCTAGCAGATTCTACTGTTGTAGTTGCTGTTCTTCTTTTAAAAACAATTTGTCCAGCTGCGGTATTATTATTAGATTCAATCGACATAATGCCGTTATCGTGATAGATGTTTGCACTTATAGAAGTGTTAGCTGAATCTACTAAAGTAAAATGTTTTTCGGAAAGACCATTTGCGGTTGCTTGTATAACTCCAGCAACTTCTAGCTTTTGTGAAGGTGACGTAGTGCCTATGCCAAGGTTACCTGAACTGTCTACTCGTAGACGTTCAGAAGAACCATCTAAAATACCAAAAGCAGCATTAGCGTTATTAAATATACTGCTAGTTTGGCTGCTTGAACCAAGAACTATTTCAACTTGTGAATTTGTTGTTTGAATATGAAGTTCTTGTGAAGGTGACGTAGTGCCGATACCAATATTTCCAGAGTTATCAAAGTGCATTAAAGTCTTTGGACTTCCTGCTGCACCATCTACTTTTTTGACTTGTAAGTTACCATCATTATTGGCAGCAAATTCTGTAGCTAACACAAACCTGTCAGCACTACTGTTATAAACTAAACCTAGTAAATCTCCTGACCCACCTGTACCTGTACCTCTGATAGTTAAGGGTTCATTAGGTGCTGTTGTACCTATACCTACTTTAGAATCTTCCGTAATTCGCATGACCTCTGTCACAGTTCCAGCATTAGCAGTATGGAATGATAAGTCACCACCTTGTCCTGAGTTTGTATTTGTTTCTACATCTGCTCGTATTCTTGCATACATTTCTTCAGTGCCATCGGCAGTATTAAAGCTGAAGTCTAAACCTGAAGCAGCAGAAACAGATGAATTAGGTCTATGTAAATTTAATAAACTCAATTGATCAACCCTGACATCAAGTGCTGAGGCTGGCGAAGTGGTTCCAATCCCTACTCTTTGTGAACTATCTACTCTAAAAGCTTCCGATCCTGCTGTTTCAATCGTTACTGTATCGGCACTAGGAAATCTAAAAAAAGTGTTGCTATCGCCTGTATGTCCTAGTTTATCGGCTATAGTCACATCACCAGCTACATCTAGACCACCACTTAAGTTTGTATCATTAGAAACTGTTAATTCATCAATAGTTGATGCACCTGATGTCTGTATAGACGGTGTGGTAATTTTATGAGAAAAATCAAACTCGTCGTTTGTACTATCCCACAAGATAGTAGCGTCTGTTGATGCACTTACTGCGTCTTGTATGGTTATACCTGCCCCGTTAGCGTTAGACGAGGTATCTCCAGCACCAAAATTTAACGTGATGTTTTTATCTTTTACTTCTAGGTTAGTAGTATTGATAGTAGTAGTTGTACCTGAAACCGTTAGATCGCCTGAAATAGTGACATTACTAGCAAAAGTTGCTGAACCGGCATCAGACATATCTAATGTCAGAGCGGTTATAGCGCTACTGTCGTCAACACCTTTAAAAATAATATCTTTATTATTGACACTAGATTTAATTATAAAATCACTCGAAGAATTAGTTAGCTCACCAAAGGTTGTCCCAGCATCTTTTAATAAAATGTCTGCGCCGTCTGCATCTAAAATAATATCGCCACCAGAATCTAACGTGATATCTGTACCATCATTTGTAATTGTGTCTAGAGCAATAGAACCTACGTTTGTAATATTGTTATCGTTGAAAGAAGTAGCTCCTAACGAAATAGTACCTGTAGCGGTTAAATTTGAAGAGCCGATATCTATTGCACCGAAACCAGAACTAATTGCACCAGAATCTAACGTACCTACAGTTGTTATTTGAGACTGTGCAGCATCAACAGAAAGAGTGACGTTATTGCCTGATGCACTAGAAGTCAGACCTGTACCACCTAAAATACCTAATACTTCGCTGTTAAGGTCGATCGCTATACTCGCAGAACCGTCAGTAACATCTAAATCCTCGGCAGTTATTTGTGTATCTACAAAGTCTTTAACAGCAGCAGAGGTCGGTACACTAGTATCATTATCGTTGGATGCAATACCCTCTGATTCTGTCACAATAGCAGAAGCTTTGAAGTTATCTATTTCTATATTTGATAATGTATTATTATCAACATCTATAGTCTTGTTGGTTAAAGTTTGAGATCCTACTAAAGTTGCTACTGTAGAATCTATTGCAAAAGTAACACCATTACCTGAAGCTGTAGCGGTTAATCCTGTACCCCCTAGCAAGGATAGAGTTTCACTAAATAGATCTATTGCAATACTGCTGGAACCATCTGTTATGTTTAATGTGATAGCACCTGTAGATGATATGTTTTGAAAAGCAGAACCATCCCAATACTGTAAAGTCGTAGTAGAAGTGTTATAGATGATCTGACCTATATTAAAGTTCAGAGTGTCTCTTTCAGCCGTTGTAAGCTGTAAAGTGTTATCAGGATCAACCGAGCCTAAATTTATTTCTAAGACCCTTACAAGTTGGTTGAAGGTCTCAGATGTGACATTAGGGCCTTGAGCAAAGGGTAAATTAGTTTGTAGCAGTTTAGCCACTATCTTCTCCCGTCGCTTCTAAGTTCTAATCTAGTAGCACCTAACCTCCATCCTGCTCCAATATTACCAGCGTCACCATCATTAGATTCAACTCTAAGGACAAATTGTCTGCCTCTTGATCTGATGAACGCTTGTTGTGTAGACGGGGTGATTACTGAACTAGAACTTTGACTGAGTGAGTCACCAGGGAAATTACGTGTTTTTGTAATTAGTTTTACATTACCCTCTTGCCCTGATATAAATTTGAAATCAGGTATGAGTTTGCTTACAAAAACAAATTGCTCTCCATCTTCTACATCAATATCTGCTGACTCAATAAATACACCAGTCATTTCTGATCCGTCGTCATCAAAGCCTACTTCGTGTTGAAATAAATTTGGGGCTTTGACGGCTTGTGGGAAAGGTTCAACTCCTGAGTCCAACCAAGCAGTCCTCACCAACTGTCCATAATACCAAATACCGTCTTCATAGTTGTATATGACATAACGGTTTATTTCTGAATTTGTGTTCCCATCTGAATCTTTTTTACCAGGATAAAACCAACCGACCTCGTTGTGTTCTTTATTAGAAAAAGCAAAAATTTTAAAAGCTTGATCTACGTTTAGGCCGTTAGTAGGATCATTAAATACAAAGTTTTTTACCGAACAAGGTAGTTTTTGTACTGCACCACTATACAAATAAAAACTATCGTATGACATAAAAAATACACCACCAGGAGCTGTTATAGCAGCTTTGGGACCAATCAACCCAGTAGAATTATCTATTAAATTTATAGAAAAAGTAAAAGGTGGTCCTATAAATTGCATACTATAAACAGAAGTATCTGTAAAAATTACTATTTCTTGTCTTGCTTTTACGCCACCAATAATTTGCGAACCGGACGATAATCTGACAGAACCTGCTGTATTGGTTACTGTTGGATTAAATTCTATTTCATTTTCTTGATCACTAAAAGCAACTAACATAGGATCAATAGTACCAGTCCTATTACCGCCTGATATAGGATCTGCTCCCAAAACTATCAAATGCCTATCGGTTTCTGACGTTAAAACTTGCAAACCTACTGTAGGCACTTTACTTGCACTACCTACTGTTGATAATTGCACAGCTCTTGTGCTCGTGCCATCTGATTCTACCCATCTGTAAATAGAACCACCTCTAGCGTTAATTATTAAATTTTCACCAAAATTATCGTGTGACCATAATCTAAGTTGATTTAATGAAGATAAAGAGTTAGTTGAGCCCCAAGTTCCGGTATTCCAACCATTTACACCCCAACCTGTACCAGCAACAAAATTATCTAAACCAACATTTATTTGATAAACACCATCGACACCACTGCCACCATTACCTGTATCGCTTGAATTAGCTGTAGCTGAGGCTGTTATGGTGTAAGTATTAGCGGTTGGTGCTGTAACTATTTGGTGTTCAGTATTCAAAACTGATGCTGTTATGTTGCCACCCAAAGAAACTGCTTCGCTTATAGTGACGAAATCACCTACTACTGCGCCGTGACTGTTATCAGTTACAGTAATAGTACTCGAACCATTTGTTGCTGCGAAAGTAATACTATTTGAAGAGGTTTTACGAATTGGTGTAATATCAGCAAAAGTACCGCCGAACTCAACATAATATTTTAAATTAGTACCAACCCCTAAATACTTTTCACCTGTGTTACTTATCCAGTTATGTAATGCTCTAGCTGTCCCTTGATATGTGTCACTTGTAAGTTTTTGCCAACCACCAAATTTTTCTGGTCGACCAAATCTAAATCTTACTAAGTTACAATCAAACCAACCACCCTCTGAGTCGTAAGCGGTTCCTTCTCTGTCAATACCTGCTTTGAAGCTTAATTTTTTTATAGCCATAACCTTAAGATATTCTATCTCGTTGTTTTGATTTAAGCTAGATGTAAGATTAGATGTGCAAAATATCTGATTCCATCATGTTTGCTAAGTCATTTGCTCGTCCTTTGACTTGTTTAGCCCATTTGCTATCTAACATTTGCTTAGCTGCTTCTTCGTAATCTTTTGCGTGTATTGCGTATAACATGTTGTTAAATTTAAACAACCTATTGCCTAAGTTGAAATACATATTAATTAAAACTATTTTTCTTGTTTCTGATAAGTCTTTAAAACAATCTATTTGAGCGTTAAGTATTTTTATACAGTTTTTTACATCATTTCTAAGAAGATACTCGGCTTCTTCTTGCGATATACCACCCCCTAGTCTTTCATCTATCAGTCTGCCGTAACCAATAGTTAAATATTTTTCTGGGGTAGAGTCTTCGTAAGCATGAGAGACAAAACCCTCATGTAATTTTAGCTGTTCACAAACTTTTTGTTCTAAATTATCACTTATCATAAAATTATATCCTCGATTAGTAAGGCGACTACACTACATATTAAACCTACTAATAAAACTATGAGTGTAGTCAAACCGCCTGATACTTTTTGTTGTAACTCTTTAAGTTCGAGCTCTATATCTATAAATTTGTTAAATGCAGTTTTCCATCTTTCTGCACTTTCTTTTTGATGCACAGATAATTCAAGGTGAACATCTGCCGCTGTTTTTCTGGCCACTTTATTTTTTAAACTTTTCTAGCCATTGTGGTTTATTTTTAGATACCCAGAGATATCCAATAACACCAACTAAAATTAAAATTAATATGTAATCTATCATTCTTCAGACTCCTCTGCTACTTCTGTTTCTTCAACTAATTCTTCTACAGGCTCTGAGACAGGTTCTTGATACTTTTGTAAACCTTGTGAGATGTAATCTCGCATAGCTGATATAACTTTAACTTCCTCTCCTTTGACAGCACCTCTTGCTAGAGATACTTCAATTAATTGTAACGATGTAATTAAAAATTGTTTTTCATCCATAAAAAAAGATTATATCTTAAATTGCAGTAACAACCAAGGCACCTGCATTACTGACAGTAACACGATATTGAGTACCATTTGCTGATTTTAACACTACACCTTTGTCGGCGGTAAGAATATTCAAATCCCCTGCTGAATTTAAAGTAGCTTGTGTTGTAATACCTTTTTTGAAAGAAAATGCAGAACCAGCGGTAAAAGTCATAGTGTCATCTGCATCATGTGTATAAGTTATTTTACCCTCGTCAGGATCGGATGGGTGGCCAAAACAAAAAAATCCTGTGGCATCATTTGCTGAAATAATTTGTATACCGCTATCGCCACCACCTTCTACTATCAACTCTGTTGCACCTGATGTTGGAGTAAAAGAACCAGCATCCGAACTTTTTATATGCAAATTACCAAGAGGTACAGTTTCACCTATACCAACTCTACCATTTGTTGCCAAAGATAAATCTGTATTTGTGCCTAATGTGCTACCTCTGCCTAATTGTAATGTGTCGTCTGTGTCATCTAATCCTAAGTAATAATCTTGAGCATTACCATCAAATATTACTTTTGTATCTTCTGCCCCACCATCTCCTATTGTTAAAGTTGGAGTTGTACCTGTAATTTTTACTGAATCTGTTAAAACTACATCTGTTAGAACTGAGACAATATTAGCAGAACTGCCGCCACCGTCAGAATAAACTGCCATAACAGAACCGTTAGCGATAGTGACATTAGAGCCTGAGCCTTGACTAATAATTATATTGTATGGGCCACCACTACCTGAATCTGTCGTAGCGTTCTCAATAAACCAAACTTTGCTAACAGTATTAGGAGCTAGAGTGATTGTACAATCGCTGTCTAATGCACCTGTGTATTTTAAGTACAAAGACCTGCCAGGATCAGTTGCACCATCTGCTATCGTGGTAGTATGTGTGTCAGCATTTGTGGTTATGGCTTCTGTACCAAAACTAAATGCTTCAGCTACTAGTGATAAATTTGTGTTAGTAGAAGTACCCCAAGTGCCTGACTCAGCGCCTGTAGCTATTTCTTTGAGTCTTAAATCGTTATTATAACTAGCCATATGAGTATTATGCCAATCTAATTATAGAATTGGAAGCTCCTGTTGAAGGGAAAGTGATGGTCAGATCACTTGCAGTAGCAGTAATATCTTTACCAAAATCTATCACACAAATAGCTTTATTGCTGTCAGTCGAATTGTAAATCAAAGCTCCAGCAGCAGTTACAGTAACATTAGAAAAAGTTAAATTATCAAAATCAACCACCGCTGTGGTGCCATCTGTTGTGGGTGTGCCTGTTTTTAGTGTTAGAGTTGCGCCACCAGAGGTGTAATTTGTACCTGACACTTCGCCACTTGTCGTAAAAGCAGTTGTACTTGCATCTAATGAAGCAGAACTAGAATATAAAGCTAACTTGAAAGTATCAGGTGAACTTGCTTTGTTAAAATTATGTACGCCTTGTAATAACTCTTTTTTGAAAGAGGTTGTTAGAGTTGATGTAATAGCCATAACTTATCTTACCATTTTTTCGGTTCAGGTGGGTCCTGTCGTCCTGCTACAAACTTTTGTGGTTCAGGCTCGGGTACTGCTCTTTGTTTGTACTCGCTCCTACGCATAGCTCTATAATTACCTGTATCGTTTTGTAATACTACCATAGGATCATCTAACCTGTGATATCCGTATAATTTATCTTCAGAAGCTTCATTTTGGTCTAGTAAAGAAGAAGATCTAGCAATACCTATGCTGACACCTTCAGATTCGAGTTTAGAGAGCCAGTATTCTACACACCCTCTACCCTGCTCGGCAAAGTGCAAATTGCCTTTGTAACTGTAATCTACGCCAAATAGAGATAGTTTTCCTACTTTACACCAGTAAGCAAAAGCAACCGCATAAGCGACTGTATTATTTAAGTAGGCAGATTTACCTGCCTGCATAACTTCGTTAATAGGATATTCGACAAGCCCTGGACATCTTTCATCTAATTCACAAGTATAAATTGGACCTTGATGTGATGACAAAACTTTACGCATACCTGTTGTTTGTTTACCGGCATCCTCTGAATCTAGAAATCTCGAAGCTGGGTCCATCATAAATACTCTGTCGTGTATTATGACGGATGACACAGCATTTATAGCCCATACTTCATCAAAGTTAACACCATGACTTTTTGCAATATTATAATCTTGCCAACTAGCACCTAAGCCTACTATGGCAACGTGTTTGCCCTCTAGTTCTTTGATAGGTTCCATTAGGTTACATTGTTACGTAAAGAATCGTAACGGTATTCATCTCTTCTACTTCTACCTTCAGCTCTATTTTTAAGCCTTGCAAGTTCTTGTTGATATCTTGCTTCATATACTTGAAACATGTCAGGATCGCCTTTCATAAAGGTATAGCCCTCTAAAAGACAACCGTATAAAAGTAAGTTTCTAGCATTATTTGATAACCAAGTGCCAGTTGTATCTGTCACTAGTGAATTAGGTTTGAACAGATAGTTTAGCTCTGCGCTGTAGTTAGCATCAGGTACAGGCGCTACAACCAAAGTAGATGAACTTAAACCTTTTTCTTTAACAGCATAATATTTAGGTAAACCTCTTTTAGTAGAATCTGCTGGATCTACGTCATATTCTTGTATAAATGATGGGTGTTTTTTATCTAAATAATGATAGTCAGAGCTTGAATCTATAACAGCAAAGCTAAAAGATAAAACATAATCAGATGGTGTAGCTATTGTTTTTGTGCCTGCTGTAAACGTCAAAGTGGCTGTTTTTCTAAAATTATCAAACTCTATCTCTTGAAATATTTTATCCTCTGTATTTTTTATGATGTCATTTATCGTATCAACAAAAGTAGTTTCCTCATTTTGTAAATAACTTTTTATTAATGAAACTAATTTAGCTTTATCCATTATGATATTGTAACTGTTCCTAAAGCAGATGTAATTTTAAAACCTGAAAAATTAATACCTATAATATCAGTATCTGTAAACACTCTACCATCACCAGCCTCAACGTCTTTATCAGGTCTTGGATCAAAAATAGCCTCTGAGTCGGCTACATTTGTGGTAGGTTCTAGTTGTGGATGTTTTGGTTCATAACAACGATGACATACTTTTAAGCCGTTCCATTCTTTTTTTAGTTCTAAGAGTTTGAAGCGAAAACCACATCTATCACAGTGGGCTAGGGCAAATTTAGCAGTTGCATAAGCCATTATCTCATCCTTATAGAAGGTCTTACTCTGAAAGAAGCACGATCTTCGTCTTGATCAGCCGCTCTCCTAAACTCTTCTTCGTAAATACTTTTTAATTGTGAAGTTAATTGTGGATTCTTTTTAATACTTATGTAATAAGCTAGTCCTGCAACAAAACAAGGGAATAATCTAAATGGCATATCTAAAGTATTTTTTGGATCGTCAACGTCGTCCATCCTAGTAAGTTTGTTGAACCGTATTATATCTGTAGAATTTTCTGGAGTTGGATATAAAAAAAGTGTTGGATTATTTTGTTTATCTAAAAAATATTGTGATGGTTTAGATTCTGTTGCTTTGTTTGGTATATTAAAAAACTCTGATCTTGAAAGTTTATCTAAACGTATATCAGTTGTAACACCACCTTCTGTACGCCTGATAGTCACGTCTAAAATATCTATAACATCTGTCCCCAAATTATAACTATTTGTGCTTTTTGTAACAGTTTGTGTACCGGTTTCGATAGTCCATTGATTCAAACCTCTGTTTGCCCACTCGGCCAACATAAGATTAGCAGATCTAATAGCAGTTTTAAGATCATATCCAGTACGTAGTTCTAAACCACATCTTTCATATGCTTCTTCAACAAACTCTGTAATATCTGGCTCAAAGTTTGTACTGCCTGATGTTGCCATTTTTAGTCCTCATATAAATTATTAAATGTAATTGCAGGATCTAAATAACTTTCATGACCTTCAGCAGAATGTGCCCATTGAGACGGTTTAAAGTCCGGAGCACCTTCGCCAGTCACCCATAAAGCAGGGCTTGTAGCTCTTACTCTATTGTTAGGTAAAGCAACTAGATTACCTTTCCAATTACAATCTTCTGTTATATATAATACATGAGATTGTTTGTGTTGTGCAGGGTCATCTGCAATAGAGTTATTTGTGTAATCAACTGTAAATAAATATTTGGCTTGGTAAAAATCTCCATCTATCTTAGCTAACCAAGGTGAAGAGCTAACTCTGTCCATAACAACAACACTATGATCTCTTGATTCACAGTCCCAAGGTTGTGCTAAATGATCTTCCATAGGATCAGGAAAATCTTCCATAGGTATATCAGCGACCATGCCTTGTATAGGCATACGAGCCCACATAGCTCCACCGTGTATATTAGGTTCATCATTATCTTCACAGTTAGATTCTTCGCCTGTGAAAACTACTTGAAAGCTTAAGGATCTGTCAGGTATGGTATTAACTGCAATAGCTAAAGCATGTAAATACTCATCATGATATTTTTCATGATTATGTGTAAACTCCCTTCTTATCCAACATTTAAAATGCGGGATGTTACTTATTAAATTTGGCACTATCTACTATATCTTGCTCTTCTTCTAGCAGCATTTCCTGCTTTGACAACTCTCTTACCTTTAGAAAATTTTTGTATTTTAGCACCCTTAGATTTTTTAGCATTACCGCCCCCTGCCATCATCATTTTACCGCCTTTTGATTTTTTGGTCATACTAGCGTTTTTGCTTTTTTTAGTGATGGTGCTTAGACCGCCGCCTTTCATACCTACAGGTTTACGTTTAGATTTGCCATTTAACGGTCCGCCTTTTGATTTTTTCATCATGCTACCATTTTTAGATTTTTTATAATGTCCTGGCATTTTTTCTCCTTAAGTTACCTTATTGTAGTAACTTTTCTTTTACTTTTCATCACTTTACCACAACCTTTTGCTATAAGTCTAACAGGTCCACCATTTTTAAGCTTTGTGGAAACATTAATGGGTTTGCCTTTTCTATCAGGGTTTGGGTCTTTTCTTCTTTTTCTTTGTACTATTTTGGCTCTATCTTCTTTTGACATGCTTTGTGCTTTTTTCTTAGGTAAACATCTAGGTTTACCCTCTGCTTTTTTTCTATCACCACAGGACCCAATAATATTGCCTTTGGCATCCATGCGGACCCATTCTTCATCTAACCAAGACTGTAGTTGACCTTTGCTCATCTTAATCTGTCAGACATCACTCTGCCTTGACCTCTAACATTAGACACAAGACCGCCGTTAGCTTTACCTTTACGTTTACCGCCTTTTGCTTTCTTAGCGTAGTTTGGGTCTTTACAATATTTAGATGCTGCTAAATTAGCATATGCGCTTGGATAAACATCAAAAGTTCTTTTGGCCCAAGCTTTACCTTCAGGACATATTTTACCCTTACTTTTTACTTTACCACCATTTTTTAATTTTAAGCTTTCTAAAGTTTTAGCTTGTTTAGCATGTGTCTTACTAGCTTTTTTAAGACCTTTGATTATTTTATTTACCTTCTTTTTAGCCATAATTTAAACCGTCTGAATGATAATCTAAAGTTAGTTCCTCACCAGCTTTAATTTTTTTTATCGTAAAAACATTATATACCTTATAATCGTCCCAATCCAATTCTAAAGATAAAGCACAATTTGGTTTTTCAGAATGGTTCAGAAAACCACCTATAGAAGTTCTAACAAACCCGCAAATAATTGGTACTTTAAGATGTGACATACCACAATCAAAATGTTTTTTTATATTAGTTTTTGCAAAAAGACCTAGACCTTCTATAGGGCTTTCTTTCACTTCTAAACAATCAGGTAGAGGTTTGTAATAAAATTTATTATAGATCGGGTACATAAGCACCTGAGTCAATTAACTTTTGTCTGTTTAACATGTGTTCGGCTTCGACATCAGCTTTGCTTTGACCAAAGTATTTGACGGCTAAATTTTGTGCCACCATAGCTTGATTGATGTCCAAATCATCTACCACTATAGATCCTAAGACTCTACCGTATTTACCTTTAGAGTCTTTCAGCTCACTTCGTAAAATAATTTCTGTGCCATTTTTTATTGAATCCTCTAAGAACTTAGAGGCTAGTTTTCCTCGGGCTTTTTCATCTAAATCACGAGTTCTAGATTCTGGGGTGTCGATACCATATAAACGTACACGACATTTATGTAAAATACTGAAGCCGAGATCAAGGATACAATCTATCGTATCTCCATCAACGACACGAGTTACCTCGCATTTGTATTCGTACACTTAACTACTTATGGTTTTAACTACAGAAGTTGGTGTAATTTTTTCTGTAATTTGTGCATCTAATCCTGATTTCATGCTAGCTACTTCAGTAGAGCCTATTGCTGCTTCTACCCAAGCTTGTACATCTGATTGTTTGACATCAGACAAAGCCTTAAAACTAGAGTGATCTGACACATCTAAACTTTGTGTCCCATAAGTCTCTGCTGTATGATTATTACCGTCAGCGTCTTTATTGGTATCGTCCACAGCTTTTAAACGCCAATGCACGTTATAAATTACATCTGATTTTGTATTGCTACCATCTGAATGTGAAGGATATGTATCAACAGTTGATACGTCCCACGTATAAGAAATCGCCATTATTTTGCCTTCCTTTTTGTATATTTACGTTTAGTTTTTGATTTTGGTTTTTTAACCAAATCTTTATGAACCATTTTATATGCTTCATTTTTTGGTGTAGACGGATCGTCAGCTACATACTGACCGTTAGATTTTCTATTCCTAACTTTTACCCAACCAAACCAGTTTCCTATTTTTTCCCAGAAACTCATAATTA